CGGCACGCCAAAACCCCTTCTAGCAATTCGCTTCTTCGATAGCGCCGCGCTCTATGCGATCGGCGACATCGTCACCAATGCCGACAAGATCTGGCGCGCGATCGTCGCCAACGGGCCGGGCGCCTTCAACGCCGCCAACTGGGAGCTGGCCGCCTCGCAGGTAACGATCTCATCCAACCCGCCGTCCAACGCCGTCGCCGGCAGCATGTGGTGGGACAGCGACAACGGCATGCTCTACGTCCGTTACAACGACGGCGATTCTTCGCAGTGGGTACAAGCGACTGCGATGCCAGTCGTTGATACGTCGTCGTTTGTGCTGAAGGCCGGCGATACCATGACCGGCGATTTGACGGTTGCCAAGGCAACGCCAGCGTTCAGCTTGGATAAGACGGCTTCTGGTTTGGAAAGTCAGATCTGGGGCAAGACCGCTGGTGTCAATCGCTGGAAAATGGCGCTCGGTGATGCCTCGCCGGAAACCGGGTCACATCTCGGTTCTGCTTTCACATTGCACAGTCGCAGTGATGACGGGACGTTGCGGCAGTTGGTTTTGACTGCGCCCCGCGATACCGGACTGCTTTCTGTCGCTGGTGATCCCACTGCCGCGCTCGGTGTTGCTACCAAGCAATACGTCGACGCCCGCGCCGGCGATGCGATGGCCTACTCCGGCATGCAGATCAACGGCAGCATGGATATCAGTCAAGAGCTTGGGACGAATGGGACGAGTGCTGATTTTACTTATGCGATTGATGGCTGGAAACTCAGCAAGAACGGCACGATGGTTCCTGTTGCTGTTCAAAGTGCTTCCAGCGGTCTGTTTCCAGGGTTTTCCAATATGCTTGCTGTTGTTTTTTCGACGGCGCAGGCATCACTTGGAGCTAGTGATGTTGTTTCTATGCTTCATCCAATTGAGGGTTATCGTGTAGCTCGATTGGCGTGGGGAACAGCCAATGCGCGACCAATCACAATCGCATTCTGGTCAGATCATTTCAAACCGGGGCTTTACAGTGTGGTTGCTCGTAATAACCCGCCAAACCGTTGTTACGCTGCTACTTACACACATGCCGTATCGAACGTTCCTCAATACAATGTCATAACTATTCCAGGCGATACGTCTGGCACATGGGCGACTAATAATGCACTTGGATTGATGCTGGTGTTCTGTGTAGGTGCGGGCAGTACTTACGTCGCTCCATCCGCTAATATTTGGGGTGCTGGTAATTTTCATGCCGCACCAGGACAAATCAACGGTGCGGATAGCACATCAAATGCTTTCCGCATCACTGGCGTTGTCGTTCTCCCCGGCACTCGGGCGCCCACCGCCGCGCAGTCGCCGCTGCTGATGCGGCCGTTCGATCAGGAGTTGGTGACGTGTCAGAGGTATTGGGAGAGTTCATACGATTACGGATACGCCACAGGTTCGATTACAAGTGGCGGCGTTGTGAGGTGGGTACAAAACGGCGTCGGTGGATTTGGCAATCCATCAAACCATTATTTTAAAACAGTGAAACGAGTTTCTCCAACGATGAAAATTTATAGTCCAGTATCCGGCATAGAAGGAAATATTTACAGCAATAGTACTAGTGGAGATATAGGCGGCGTATCTATCCTACAGGCCAGCACAAAGACATGGGATAGTGCAAATCTCTCTCGCGTTGATCAGAATGTATATTCGTTACACTGGACTGCGGATGCGAGGCTCTGATGGGTATCAATTTCCCCAACGCCCCCGCGGTCGGCGAGCTGCACCCCACCCCGCCGCAGGCCGGCGTCCCGCAGTATCGCTGGGACGGCGTCGCCTGGGTGGCGCAGTCGCAGGACCAGCTCGCCTTCGTCAAGCGCACTGGCGATACCATGTCTGGCGCGCTCACACTGCCGGCCGATCCGGCCGCGGCGTTGCAGGCCGCCACCAAGCAATACGTCGACGCCAAGTCCTCGCTCTACATCAGCGATAATCCGCCTTCATCGCCGCCGGACGGCTCGATGTGGTGGGATAGTGACAATGGCTTGCTCTACATCCGCTACAACGACGGCGCCGGCCCCTCGCAGTGGGTGCAGGCGGTCGCCACGCCCGCGATCGACGCCTCCGTGTTCGTCAACAAGGCCGGCGACACCATGGGCGGCGCATTGACGTTGCCGGGCGATCCCGCGGCCGCGCTGCAAGCTGCGCCGAAGCAATATGTCGACGCGGTGCGCGCCTACGCGGCGCCTTACGATGCGATCGCTTATTCGGGTATGCAGATCAACGGCAGCATAGATGTTAGTCAGGAGCTTGGTAGAAACATTATCAGTAATCCTATTTCTTCTGGTGGTGCGCAATTCTGTGACGGTTGGGCGAGCTATAACACCTGCGCCACTGCACGTGGAACTGTTTATGCGGCTAACACAGCAAACACAGCTATAACCTTTGAAGGACTTTATAATCATATCGTGCTTAATGTGACTACGCCTCAAGCATCAATCGCCGCATCCGAACAGCTTACTATATTTCAGAACATCGAAGGCTATCGCATCGCCCGCCTCTCGTGGGGACGACCCGCTGCCAAGCCTATTACTGTTAGCTTCTGGACAGCACACAGCAAGACTGGAGTTTATTCTGTCGTCATTCGTAATAGGACGGCAGTGTGGTCTTGTGCAGCTACTTACACACAGAACGTTGCATCAACGCCTGAATACAAGACAGTTACCTTCCCTGGCCCAACTAGTGGCGCGTGGGACATAGATAACAATACTGGGTTGATTTTATCATTTACGGTCGCAATGGGTTCTACGCTTACTGCACCATCCGCAGGTGTCTGGTACAACACAAACTACCTTGCTGCACCGGGTCAAATCAACGCTGCATCTTCTGCCGGTCTTTTGGTTATCACTGGCGTCACCGTTCTCCCCGGCACACAAGCACCAACTGCGGCACAGTCGCCGACGATCATGCGTCCGTATGATCAGGAGTTGGTGACGTGTCAAAGATATTTCTTTATGGAACCGTCCACCGCTCAATTATTCTCGGAGAACGCAAGCACTGGTGTCGGTGCTAACGCTGTCGGTCTTATGTATAAGTTTCCAGTAACAATGCGCGCTGCACCGACTTGGACGCAGCCAACTTATGTTTTAATTAACGCAAACGCCCCTTCTTCGATAAGTATCGGGTTGAACAGTATGAGTATGCAGTGCGTGAGCACTGCTGCGGCGGGCGCTCGCATTCTTATACAAAGCAGTTCGTCTTTTAAATTGGACGCGAGGCTCTGATGGGCATCAACTTCCCAGCCGCTCCGATCATCGGCGAGCTGTACCCTACTCCGGCGATCGCCGGCATCCCGCAGTACAAGTGGGACGGCACCGCCTGGCTGGCGATGACCCCGAGCGCGCTGACCTATGTCCAGCGCGGCGGCGATACCATGACCGGCCATCTGGCGTTGCCGGTCAGCCCCGCAGCTGCCAATGCCGTGCGCCGTGACTTTGTCGAGGCTTACGCCGCGCCGTTCGACGCGATGAGCTACAGCGGCATGCAGATCAACGGCAGCATGGAGGTCAGTCAGGAGAACGGGTCGACCAGTTTCACTGTCACTGCCGGGAGTCTTATCAAACATGTCTGTGATGGTTGGTTTATCAATAAGAACGGTACCTGCACTGGGGTAGCGGCGCGTTCTTTATACGCCTTAACTCCTGGTTTGCCGTATCTTTTGGGTATGTCGGTTTCAACGGCGCAGGCGTCGATACTTGCAGGTGATTACGTCCAGTTTGTTCAGAACATTGAGGGTTATCGTATTGCAAAACTGGGGTGGGGAACGGCGAGCGCGCGATCGATAACGATTTCATTCTGGGTGCAGACTTCGCGCACCGGAACGTACACAGGTTCAGTTCGCAACGGTGCCGCCGATCGCAGCTACGCTTTCAGCTATACCGTGAACGCTGCAAACACCCCGGAATATAAAACCATCACTATTCCTGGCTGCGTTAACGGTACTTGGGCCGCGGACAATACCGCAGGTTTGGTCCTTGTGTTTACCGTGGCTTGTGGTGCCACCTACACCGCATTGTCGGCAAATACCTGGTTGACGGGCAATTATATAGCTGCGCCCGGTCAGATTAACGGTGTTGCGGCCGTGTCGGACGCCTTCAATATAAGTGGCGTTGTCGTTCTCCCCGGCAGCCAAGCGCCGACCGCCGCGCAGTCGCCGATGATCATGCGTCCGTATGACCAGGAGTTGGTGACGTGCAAACGGTATTGGCAATGGGCGACGTACAATATGTACTTCACATCAGCTGGCGCTGGCGCTATTCACGGTCAGGGCGTGTCGTTTTCGCAAATGCGAGCCGTGCCAACTATTGGTGCTGTCGTTGCTGATCCGAACTTAGCACAAGTACTTGTAAACGGCTCAAACGCTGTAATGAATGGGGCTTCAGTAAATGGTGCAACACAGACACTAACTGCCGCTGCTGGTGGTGGTGTTCAGTGTACCGGCTATCGCTTTCCACTCGATGCGAGGCTCTGACAATGGCTGACTATCAACTCACCGCAACCGAAAGCTCCGTCATCCGCACCGAGGATGGCGCCTGCATCCCCAACGATCCGGCCAACCGCGACTACGCCGAGTATCAGAAATGGTTGGCGGTGCCGAACACGCCGGATCCGTATGTGCCGCCGCCGGAGGTCGAGCCGGTGCCGACCAACGAGCAGCTGGTGCTGTACGACCATGAGAACCGGCTGCGCCTCCAGGAAGACGTGCCGCCGCTGACACTGGATGGGTTCATGACTAAGATGAACCAGCCGGCCGCGCAGACCGCCAAAGCGCCGCCGCCGCCGGCCAAGAAGAGGAGATGAGCATGGCAATCCATTACGAGGTCGAGGAGGGCAAGTCCCTGGTGATCGACGGCCCGGCCAATGTCATCGTTAAAACGGGTAAAGTGCCGATGATCGGCACCGGCGCGAGGCAGGCGCCGGAACAAGCCGGCCAGGACGATGTTGAGACAGCGGCCAACAAGAGAAAACGCTCATGAAGGCTAACAAGCGAAAGCGCCCGGTTGTTGCGCGCAAGCGCAAGGTGACCACGCGCCCGCGGCCAGCTGCACCCCGTAGGAAGAGGAAAGCCAAGATGTCCAAGAAGCCGAGTGAAGACGAAGACGAAGACGAACCCGTACACGGGTCAGATAAGCCAAAGACCGACCCAAAGACCAAGGATACGGCCGATCCGATGGCGAAGCCGCCTGACAGTCCGCTTAATCCGAACCTGCCGCCGGAGCAGCCGACCAAGTGACCGATTGGCCTAAGAATCCTAGCTACAACGACTTCGAAGGCA